GAATATTTCTAAAAATCTTTTTTGTTTTTTCAAGTGATTAATGCAAGCAAAGATAAACATTGCCTGATTTGGGAGCTTATTTTTGTTTGGTTTAAAAAGAGCACAATAGATGTTATCTTTCCTATTCTCCCAAAACACTCCTGGGTTATCATTTTGTGCTCTTAAGAATAATTTTGTCAAATAATTTGCCATATCCTCTGGATTGACATTACATTCCGAAAACAAGGCTAACTTCTTGCAGATTTGATGTTTAGATTCCTTAAGTTTTTCACCTCTCTTAATTTTAGGGAACTCATCTATTGCCAAAAGCGCTGATTTTAACATAGTATAAAGGAAATCTAAAACCACATTTATGTTTAATTTATTAACATCTTGATAAGATAAGCTAGAGAAAACCACTTTTAAAAGTGTAATAGCTGAAGCAGATGATTGTATTCCTAATTTGTCAATAATTTTATTTAGTATCACAGAATCTGATTCAGATATTTGATCTCTTTTTAACATACCTTCTATAACAATTTTCTCTCTAAAAGTTAATCTGGCAAAACTACATTTATCTACTAAATCTAAGACAGGGATATCTTTGTAAGATTGAGTTTCCAATAATGCTTGTTTAGATACTAGAGGATTGACATTTGACCTATACCTAAGTTTACCTAATGAATCACCTATCATTAAAGCTTTTGTTAAAGACCTATCTGAACCCAGCAACCCTTCTCTTTCATATTTATCTTTGAAGGACATGGCGCTTAAATGACCTTCATCCAACATTATCGTTTTATACAATTTGGAAGATAGTATATTCCTAGACAACAATCCTTTATCAATTTTTAAATTTTCTTCAAATAAGGATTCTTTAAGATCAGATAAATTGTGTTTTACATAAAAATCAGGATTGATATCATAATTTTGATAGATTTCAAAGTCAACCAAGTCACCATTAAAAGTGAATCCTTTTTCAGTTTTAATAACTGTTTTTGTTTGGGCTTGTATGAAACTTACAATACTATTTTTTAACATCATACCTTTATAACCAGGACCAACAATTATAGGCTGGTTTAAATCACTAAAAGCTATTTTGTAATCAGCAGTATCATTTATGCTATAAACAGGTGTCAAATCTATAATCCCTCTAGTATTAACAAAATTTTTGAAAAGAAACCATACTTGGTCAACATACTCCTCTGAGGATATTTCAAAAGCCATCAATATCCCTTCATCTCCTCTAGATAAAGAGATATTGCCAAACATAGTATGTAAGGTAAATTCACTTTGCCCATACCACACATTGAAAGATCTATATTGCTTAGTTTGATAAGTAGCAAAAGGTAAATTTGTTTGATATTTTTCGAATTGTTGCAAATTCAGCATTTTTAATAATTCTTCCACCATATTAGACATTTCATTTCTGTGTTCACATTTAGGACACTTAGCGTTCTCTTTTATCTTTGCAATCATTTTTGAAGTCAAATTCTCAGTGTTTAAAAGAATTTTTAATAGTAAATAGTAATGTTTCAAACTATCATAATTGAAGTTCCATAATTTAAATTGATCTATGGTAAAATATTGTGGCTTTTTTGAGGATACATAATATCTTCTAGTAGAATAAAAATTCATATAAGTCCAAAATCTTTCAATTGTATCTACAGAGATACCTGAAGGTAGAAAACAATAAGAGCTTCTAACCTTCTCTAGATCTTTATTACTTAGTTTCATAAGGAAATCCAAAACGTCATATTTGTCGCTCTTGGGCAAATGATTTTGGACCCAAT